GTCAGTCTTCCACACACACAGAGAGTGACCAAAACCACGGGGAGTCACAAAATGGAGTTCGGCGGCCGGTCCATTCGCCCCGAGCTCGCCTGGGAAGCGCACCTGGCGAACGCCCCGGACTGGCTTGAGCCGTTCCTGCATGTCCCGGAGGACGGTAACCCGCCGTTGGCGATGTCGCCGGTGCATCCGGAGGCGACCGGTTCACATGGCCCGGAAGCCATCAAGTGGATCGAGTCGGAGCTCGGGATCGTGCTGCGGTGGTGGCAGCAGCTGGCCGTGGTCCGCCAGCTCGAGTGCGACGGCGACAACTGGCTGTGCTGGCCGGAGGCTGTCGAGTCGGCGTCGCGCCGTGTCGGCAAGTCGGTCAGGTTGCGGGCGATGGCGCTGTGGCGGTTGGAGCAGGGGCCGGACCTGTTCGATGAGCCGCAGCTGGCGATTCACACGGGCAAGGATCTCGGGATCGTGCGGGAGATCCAGCGTGGGGCGTGGCATTGGGCCGAGGATCGTGGTTGGCGCGTGATCCGGGCGATCGGGCGTGAATCGGTCGAGAACGGCGACCATCGGTGGCTTGCCCGGGGAACCGACAGTGTTTACGGGTTCGACACGACGCTCGGGATGGTCGACGAGGGCTGGGCAGTGGATCCGCGGACGGTGTCGGAGGGCATGGAGCCGTCGCTGTTGGAGCGGGTCTCGCCGCAGCTGGTGCTGACGTCGACGGCGCACCGGAAGGCGACGTCGTTGATGCGGGGCCGGATCTCGGATTCGCTGGCGGTGGATTCGTCGCTGCTGCTGTTGTGGGGTGTGCCGGACGGCTCGGACACCTCGGACCCGGAGACGTGGCGGGCGGCTTCGGCGTATTGGACGCCGGCCCGGCTGCGGCTGATGCAGCTCAAGTACGACAAGGCGTTGCGCGGCGAGGTCGACGTGGAGCTCGACGACCCGGATCCGCTGGCCGGGTTCGAGTCGCAGTACCTGAACCGGTGGCAGTTGCGGCTTGGCGCGGGTGGCGCGTTCCCGAACTGGCCGGATCTGACGACCGCGCAGGTTCCTCCGGCTCCGGAGGCGCTGGGTGTGGCTGCGGATGCGTCGGGGTCGTGGTTCTCACTGGGTGCCTACGGTGATGGCTTCGTGGCGCCGGTGGAGCGGATGCGCGCGGATGTGGGCAGGGCGGCGTTCGTGGCGCGGGTGGCGGATGTGGCGCGGAGGCACAATGCGCCGGTGGCGGTGGGCGAGAAAGGCATGGCGGGTGTGCTGATCGAGGCGCTCGAGGAGCAGGGCGTGTACGTGGTGCGCACGTCGTTCGACGACATGGTGCAGGCGTCGGCGGATTTCGCGGACGCGGTGGATACCGGGATGCTCGCCCATGGTGGGATGCCGGAGCTTGACGCGGCGGTGCTGGCGTCGCGGTGGCGCCGGGTGGGGGATAGGCGCGCGCTGGATGTCCGGGGCCCGGATGTGTCGATGCTCGAGGCGGTGGCTTTGGCTCGCCTGGTGTCGGCGCAGGTCGGCCCGATGATCTTCACCTGAAAGGGGAGTCCGTGAGTTTTTGGTCGTGGTTACGTGGCTCCTCTGCGGGTGAGACGGCGAACGCGAATCCGCCGTCGAGTGTCGGGCCGCCGGGGTATGAGCCCGGCGATCCGCACGGCTTCGAGTTCGACGCGCCGCCGGGTGGGGTGAACCTGCGGTTCGCGCAGCTGGTGCCGTCGCCGTGGTCGGGCTGGCCGGCGGAGTGGTCGACGCCGGCGTTCAACGAGAAGGCCGGACCACTGGTCGACACGGCGTGGGCGTGCCTGGACTTGAACGCGTCGATCCTGTCGTCGATGCCGGTCTACCGGACACGTTCGGGGAAGATCATCGAGCCGACGACGTGGATGACGAATCCGGATCCGCTGATCTATGAGTCGTGGGCGGAGTTCGCCAAGCAGCTGTTCTGGGACTACCAGATGGGTGAGGCGTTCGTGCTGCCGATGGCGGCCACTGCGGATGACCGGCCGCATAACTTCCGGGTGATTCCGCCGTGGATGGTCAACGCCGAGATGAAGGATGGGCGCCGGGTCTACAACATCGGCTCCATGGATGTGACCGGCGACATCCTGCACATCCGGTACAAGTCGACGACGGACAGCGCACGTGGCATCGGCCCGCTGGAGGCGGGTGGCCCGCGGGCGGTCGCCGCTGGTCTGCTCGTGAAGCTGGTCGGGTCGATCGCGGAGCAGGGCGGTCTGCCGCCGTACTTCCTGACCACCGAGCAGCGGTTGAACAGGGACCAGGCCAGGGACCAGCTCGACGAGTACGTCGATTCTCGGATCCGTAACTCTGGGCGTCCCGCGCTGCTGTCCTTCGGTGTGAAGCCGTCGACGCTGACGACGTCGGTGAAGGACATGACGCTGCTCGAGCTCGGGCAGTGGACGGAGTCGCGGATCGCGATCCTGCTGGGTGTCCCCCCGTTCCTGGTGGGTCTGCCGTCGGGCGGCGACTCGATGACCTACAGCAACGTCACGTCGTTGTTCGAGTTCCATCACCGGTCGTCGCTGAATCCGAAGGCGGTGCATGTGATGACGGCACTGTCGGGTTGGGCGTTGCCGCGTGGCCAGCAGGCTGAGTTGAACCGTGACGAGTACACGCGTCCGCCTTTGGCTGAGCGGGCCGAGGCATACAACAAGCTCGTCGGCGTCGGTGCCCTGTCGCCGGCAGAGGTCCGGACGATGGAGCGGTTCACCGGTGACGCACCCGAGCAGGACAATCTGGCGTCGGCCGCGCTGACAGGTGGCGACGTGTGAGGACGGTGGAGCATGCCCCTAAAACGCTGCGAGACCGACGGGCGGCCCGGTTGGAAGTGGGGCGAGCAGGGTCGTTGCTACCCGTACACGAAGGGCGACGAGTCCTCGGAGACCGCGGCCCGCAAGAAGGCGCTTGCGCAGGCGGCGGCCATGGGTGAGTTCGACGGCACAGGTAACCGTAGCCAGGACGAACAGGTCCTGATGGCGCCGATCGAGTTGCGCGCGTCGAGCGTCGCGGGCGTCAACTTCGCTCAGCGGATCATCGAGATCGTGGCGATGCCCTACGGGGAGACCGCGGTGGTGGAGTACCGGGGCGAGTTGTGGAATGAGTCGTTCGAGCCGGGTGCCTTCGATGGGATCGAGAAGCGGCCGAACCGTGTCCGCGCCAACCGTGACCATGACAAGACTCGCACTGTGGGGAAGGTCGTCAAGTTCTGGCCGTCCCGCAAGGAGGGTCTGGTCGCCGAGGTGCGCATCTCTCAGACGCTTCTAGGGGACGAGACATTGGCGTTGACCGACGACGAGGTCCTCGGTGCGTCGGTGGGATTCGGCGTACGTGGCCGTGACCAGGAACTCGACCGGGCCACCCACCGCCGTCGGGTCATGCGGGCCTTCATGGATCACCTGGCATTCACTCCCGACCCGGCGTACACCAGCGCTATGCCGATCGGCGTCAGGGACGGCGCTTCGCCTGTCAGCGCACTGGATCTCCCGCCGTTGATCACACCTGAGGCGGACGAACTGAACGCCTACCTGCGTTCACGCAGGCACTGAGCAAGTTGCAGACGTAAGCACTACCGACCCCCCGGAGAACGTGGGTTGCCTCGCAGAACGAGGCGGGTCGTAGCGGGTGCTCGCTGGCCGAGAGGGCCATCGAAACCGTTTCTACGACCCAAGGAGATACACCCATGTCCGGTGAGCAGACGGATGCCATGATCGCTCGCCTCGAAGGCGAGCTGGAGGAGCGAACCGCGTTCCTGGAGGGACTGGTCGCCGGCGCGCAGGACGCAGGCCGTGACCTGACCGCCAGCGAGAAGGAGATGAGCGGCAAGGCGCGGGAGCGCGTCAACGAGCTCGACGACCAGTTGAAGATGCTGCAGGAGACCCGGCAGTCCTCGCAGCGGGCCCGGCAGCGGGCCGTGGATCTGCAGCAGGAGTACGCCAAGATGCGCCGCGAGGTCGACACCGGCCCGGTCGAGTACCGGTCCGCCGGTCACTACCTGACCGACTACATCGGCGCGCAGACCGGCTCCAAGTCGGCGATGGAGCGCCTCGAGGTCTTCAACCGTGCCGCGGCGCACCAGAAGACGTCAGACAACCTCGGTGTCATCCCGGACCCGATCATCGGGAACGTCCTCAACTTCATCGACGCGTCCCGGCCGATGGTCAACGCCCTCGGCCCGCAGAACATGCCGTCGGCGACGTGGTACCGCCCGAAGGTCACCGCCCGCACCCTGGTCGGTGTGCAGGGGTCGGCCGGTGCGGCCGCGGATGAGAAGGCCGAGCTGTCGAGTCAGAAGATGACGATCGCGCGGCTCACCGGCAACGCGGTCACCTACGGCGGTTACGTCAACGTGTCGCGGCAGGACATGGACTTCTCGTCGCCGCAGATGATGGATGCCGTGATCAACGACCTGGCCGCGCAGTACGCGGTACAGACCGAGGCCGCGCTCGGCGTGGCGCTGATCGCGGGCACGAACAACGTGGAGCTGACCACCGCGTCCGGTGGCGTCGCCACCGCGGTCGAGCTCACCGCCGCACTGTGGACTGCGGTCGCGAACGTGTACGCCGCGACCAAGGGTCAGGGCCGGCCGATCCTCGTGATCCAGCCTGCGCGGCTTGGCAGCTGGGGTTCGCTGTTCGCCCCGGTGAACCCGCAGAACGCGCAGTCGACGGGGTTCCAGGCGGCCGACTTCGGCCAGGGCCTCATCGGCTCGGTGTCCGGCATCCCGGCGTACTGCTCCTCGGGTCTGGTGTCGGCGCCGGCCACCACGTACGGCATCGTGATGTCGACCGCCGCGGTCGAGGTCTACGAGCAGCGTGTGGGTGCGCTGCAGGCCACGGAGCCGTCGGTGCTGGGTGTGCAGGTCGCGTACGCCGGGTACTTCACGCCGATGATCGTCGAGACCGGCGGCGTCCAGGAGATCGTCAACCTCGCCTGAGTGGAGGCACTGCAATGCACGAGCACGAAGACGGCAGGGTCAGCGGTTCGATCGACCGTGCCCGGGTCGCGGAGCTGTACGCCGCGACCGACGACGACGAGTTGAAGGCTCACTATCGGGAGGTTCTCGGCGACTCCGACGAGGGCAAGGCCCTGGATGAGCCGGCCGAGGGCGAGGCAGGGGACGACGAGGCCGCAGAGAACGACGCGGACCTCGACGCCCTGCGTGAGGAGTACGAGGCCGCATCCGGGCTGAAGGCCGACGGCCGGTGGGGCGAGCAGCGCCTCCGGGATGAGATCGCTGCCGCCGAGAAGGCTGACGCCTGATGGCTACCACGACGTTCCGTGAGGACTTCCTCGGCCGTGACTTGGTCGCGCCGACGGTGAACTCGCTGGACTTCCTGGGCACCGTCACCACGGCGACCGTCGACCGGATGGGCCGCCCGCTGCGGCGGGTGATCCGACCGGTCTCGTCGGCGGTGACCCTCAACCAGGAGATCCAGGTCACCGACGGCAAGAAGTACATCGTCACGGTGGCCGGCACCACGGGCGCATCCGACCCGTCCCCGCCGGCCGTGGGTGCGACGGTGGCCGACGGCACGGCGACCCTGCTCCGTCAGAAGTGACCGAACACCGCTGGGAGTGCCCCAACTGCGACGCGACCCATGTGACCCATGGGTCGCGCCCGCATACCCCGTTCCACTCGTGCCGCGGCCTAAAGGGGCTGACGGTGCCGTTCGTGGCGGCCGGCACGGCTGCGAAGGTCGTGCCGGTCGAGCGGGGTGACTACGTGGGTAGCGAGGATGTCCAGACCGATGGTGAGGGCCGTCCGGTGATGTCTGTGGTGACGACCCGCGACGACGGGCAGGACTGCACGGTGTACGCACCGACGGCCGTGGCAACGGCAAGAGAGGACTGAACCATGGCCTGGACCGACTCGCGGATCTACCGGCAGTTCGTCGCCGATGTGCTGGCCGACACCGCGCAGTTCAAACTGGGCGGCACCGACGTGTTCAAGGCCGCGCTGTACGGTACGGGCGCCACTCCTGACCGGGATGCGACCGCGGCGAACAGCGCCTATGCGGCGACCTGGCACGGTGCGGCGGAGATCATCGACACCACCGGCGGCGGCACCGACTGGCCCACCGGTGGCGTGTCGCTGGGCACTGAGACGCTGACCACGTCGGCGGGCGGGATCGTCATGTTCGACTCGCCCGATGTGGCGTCCGGCGCGACCGCGGACATCGCGGCGGCGTTCGGCTGCCTGGTCTATGACGACACGATCGCCACGCCGGTCGCCGACCAGGGTGTGTGCTTCAACTACTTCGGTGGCTCCAACTCGGTGACCAACGGCACGTTCACGATCGTGGTTCACGCCAATGGTTGGTTCAGGATCACGACATGAGCTTCAATACCGGCCAGCAGGTCGAGCTGCTCTACAGCCTGCCCGCGGCGATCACGAAGAACACCTATACGACCATCGCCGCGTACACCGGCGTGGTCGGTACGAACACCGTGTGTTCGATCCCTGCCGGTTGGGCGATGAACGAGGGCGTCAACCCGGTCGGACGGGCCTTCGAACTCAAGGTGATGGGGACGATCGGCAACACCGCGGCGGCGACGTTCGCGAACGCCATCAACATCAACCCGACGCCCGGGACCTCGACCAACAACATCACGATCAACACCGCGTACACCCCCACCGCGGCAGTCACCGCCGGGTGGAAGATCGAGGCCTGGTTCACGATCACCGCGTTCGCGACCTCGACGATGACGATCCAAGTCAACGGCTCGGTGACCTACATGACGGTCGCGTCCGGCGGGGCGGTGTCCACCGCCCCGCCGGAGCAGATCTTCAGCGGCACCTGGACCGCGCTCGACCCGCGCGTGACGCAGTACGTCGAGCTGTTCGGGACGTGGTCGGCGTCGAACGTGGCGAACACGACGACCGTCCAGCAGATGCTCTTCTACGGTCTGAACTGACGCGCGCCGTAGACCGGAGGTCTGACCGATGGCCTACGTCTCCTCGTCAAGCCTCTCCGGAGCGAGCGCGACCAGCGCCGCTATCCCGATACCGGGCAGTTCCGCGGCTGGTCTCGTCGCCGTGGTCGGGCTCTACATGGAGTCCACCGCGGCGGTCACCGCACCGGCTGAATTCGGTGCTGCGAAAGCGGACCTGCAGACGTCGGCGGCGTCACGCGGCCGGCTGGTCGTTTACACCAAGAAGCTGACCGCGGCTGACGCGGGCAACTATACGTTCAGCTGGACCGGTGCGACGTTCTGCGCCGGGGTGTGCGCGTTCTTCTCGGGCCGCGCCAGCGACCAGTTCGACGGCACCCCGGGCACCGCCGAGTCCGTGGCCGCGGTGACGACGCTGAACGTGTCGACCAGCCCGGCCGCCGCGAACGGTGACGCGGTCGGTCTCTGGACGAACTTCAACGGCGGCGGTGGGTTCACCCAGCCGACGAACTACACCGAGCGCCAGGACGTCATCGTCCTCACGGTCGATACCCGTGACGCCGTGGTGGCCGGGTCGACCGGCAGTGTCACGGCGACGCACTCGATCTCCGACTTCATGAAGGCGTTCCTGGGTGTGCTCGCCCCGGACGCCGCCGGCCCGGTC